CCAATTCTGCAAGCGTCTTACTGATCGTTCCCTCAGTCACACCTTTTCTGCGGGGGAATACAAAGCCTTTGAGCAATTCCGGGTCTGCGCTTCCGCGCCCATAATCATCAACGTAGGTGATCAGGTACGCCCACAATCGGAACTGAAAGTCCGACATTGCGTTGATGCTTTTGCTCGTCCTGATGCTATCCTTGATGATCCTGTTCGGCATTCGCCCACCGCCTTAGAACGGGAGGTTCCCATCGTCCTCGATCTCGCTGAAACCGCCGGAGGGTGCCGGTGCATAACCGGGGTTGTCGCCGCCGTCCCGCTTGGAATCGCCAAAGTACACGCTGTCGGCCACAATCTCGGCGGTGCGGCGCTTGTTGCCGTCCTTGTCCGTCCAGTCACGCAGCTGCAAGCGGCCCTCCACCACGGCCATGCGGCCCTTAGAGAAATACTTGCTTACAAATTCGGCGGTGTTGCGCCATGCCACCACATCGATGAAATCCGTCTCCTTCTCGCCGGACTGGGACTCGAAGTCCCGGTCAACAGCCAGAGAGAAGGACGTCACCGCCGTACCGCTGCCGGTGCGCCGGAGCTCGGGGTCACGGGTCATCCGCCCCATCACAATAATTCTGTTCAGCATGAAATAGCTCCCTTTCTGTAAATCATGTCCTCCCGGTTCCAATCCGGGTAAAATGCTTTCATGTACGCCACCAGCCGCACATAGATGCGCTCTCGGTCTCTTAATGGCCCCTCGTCAAACAGGCGGTGGCAGCGGGGGCAGAGGGTTGCAATGTTCTGCTCAATTCCTCTGCCGCCCTGCGAACGCCGTACCACATGGGCCACCGGCGCGCCTGCGGGAGACCCGCAGATCACGCACTGGTGATTGTCCCGCGCCCATACAACAACCTTCACGGATTGCGGAATGGACGTGGCCTTTGTCATTTTGTGCATCCCCATTCCTCCATCATCCCTGCCAGTTTGTCCGGAGGCAGGGTCTCAATACCTTGCTCCCTGCAATCCTGTACGATCAAATCGATCAACCGTGACATCTGAGCGGTATCGTAGGTGCTGGAACCGTAGTACAAAACCACCCTGGCACAGCCGGGGAGCTTGCTGGGCATGGTATCTGTCTGCCAGCCAAGCCCATTCTGTTCCCAGCCGCTCCGTAGCTTTTCCACGGCTGAATCGGCCACGCAAACCACTTCATGATTTCCGCCGATTTCCCGAATGTAGCTCCGGTAAATATCCGTCTTGGGAATCCGCAGCTTTTCAGCCAGCCGGTCAACCAGAACCCAGAAGTACGCATTCGCGTCGAGGCTCCGCTTCTCCCGGTGTTCCTTGATCTCCACGTCATAGGCTTTCCCCTCTTTCAGGCCATCCAGCACCTGTCGCGCCTTGTTGGTCTGGACGCACAGCCAGTCACCGGCGGCATCCATCGTCCAGCGGAACGATGTGGCGTTAACCCGCTCCATAAAATTCCTCCATGCTGGGCCAATGCCCTGTCCGCAAGCATCTTGCCAAATACCAAAGCCTTGGCAAATACGCGTCTCTTACCCAACGCTCATCATACTGGACTTCATGGCTGGATAATCGCCGGGTGTCCACCGTCATAAAGTAATTCTGCATTTCGGCCTCAGTCAAACGGTATGCCACAATGTTGCATCGCTTCCGATGCCTCCAAAACCCGTAGCCGCTGGCAAACATTTCAACCTGGCATTGCTGCCAATATGCTTTGCTGACCTTAAATACCGGTTTCCCGTAGGTTTTTACCTCAATGATCGTATCCGGAAACTCGCCGTCATAATTTACCCGCAGCCGATATCGCCGTATGCGGATCTGCTTGTCCATCGTTCTTACGCCAATTGCTGACAAGATTCGATGCTCATATGCCGTTCCGGCCTGCATGGCGGGCGTCGTAAAATGTTTTTTACGAACCCCTATTTTTTGCAGCCACCAGCGGCGGAATGTTTCCGTGTCCCACCGACCCATGATGATTGCTGTGTCTGATGCCCCAAACCATCCGCTCCGGTCATGGTTGTGGATCATAGCTGCATCACAGCCTTTTCCAGCTTATCAATCGTTGCGAAATATCCAAGCATTGTGCCTAACTGTTTTTCGTTGATATTCAATGCGTGCAGCAGATCTTTGTGGTCAAGGCCCCGCTGCTCCTTTGCCGTAATGAGCCGTTCCAGTCTCTCCTTGATGGCCCAGATGCTATGGCGGCTCAAATCATCCTCGCCGTCATCCGCATCGGATTCCGCCCATAAGTCAAATCCAAGGCCGGTTCTGATGGCAACGCCCTTCACAAATGCTCTGGCAAGGGCATTGTTGATCCGTAGCTGGTTCAGAGTGTCAGTGTAAACCACCAGGGACCCATTCAGCAGCGGCGTATCGTATACAAATTCCAAATCGTCAATGTGGATCAACACCCGCACAAACCAGCATTCCGTATCCCGCCCTTTGCTGGTGGACACTTTTGCTTGGGGCCAAAGATAAGTGTGAGTGGTTGGACACTCCACCGGCGCATACCACACATCATTTGCTCCGTTTTCGTGCAGCAGCTTCACACATTTGCCCCAACTCAAATACGGGACTTTGATTGTCTTCCCGTTTTCGTCTTTGGCATCCCGCGTATCGCATTGCGGACGCACATCGATTTTAATTAACTCGTTAAATGATTTCAGTGCCATTTTCTTTCCTCCTGTATCTCGCAAACCGCACGGTCTCGCCGTAGCGGTTCTTCTGTGTGACCGTCTCCACGTCCAGCGCCACGCCGTCCCGCCGCAAGTCAGAGACCCGCGCCGTGAAATTGGCGATGCCGCACTCGCTCATGGCCTCGGCCCGTGTGATGCTGCCGTGTTCATCCAGATACTTCAAGATCCGCTCACACTGGTTCATATCAGTCCTCCGGGATGTCGATGATCGCGATCCCCATGGCCCGCGCCACGGCTTCCGGATCGCTGTCAACTTCATCCTTGAGCCAATCTTTCGCGCACTCCGGGCAGTAGCACTCGCCGTTGATCAAAAACCCCGGAGCCACATCGTCAAACGCATTGGGGTTCATAACGATGGAACATCTTGCGCACACCGGATAGATCTTCATTTCCACGCATCCCCTCTCTTCCACGCTTTCGTGGCGTTGGATTGCTGGGCGTAACCCGCTGTGATAGCACCGCATGTGGAACACCGTACATAGTGCTTAAACGGCGCGTCCGTAGACTGCACCCGCTCACCGCTGTCCATGCCGCATACCGGGCAGAGATCCAGCGGATGGCGCTCATGCCGGTTCTTTCTGTTCATCGCGCGCTCACCACCATATACGCAATGGCGATCAGCAGCAGCACAAGAAAACTCATAAAGCCAATCCATGCGGAGGCGTCCGCCTTCCGCTACTCTCTGGTGCGCCGTTCATGCTTTCTCATGCGGGTCCCCTCCTTCAATCAGGTCAACGATTTTGAATACCCAAGTGGCCGCATACGCCACGCCAACGATCATAAAGAACAGATTCCAGTTCATTGCTTCACGTCCCCCTCTTTGGTGTAAACACCGTCAAATTCAAGACCGTTTTCCCGCGACCAGATCTTGCCGAACTCCGTCATGATCTTCACCGGGTCAGGCGGGGATACCCAAATGATCCGGTATTCAATCTTCCGTTTTTTTGCCATTGCCTTTTCCTTTCCCCTGTGCTAAAATAGCCACAGGACACATATCTGAGCCTAAGATTTGTTCCGCCGCCCTGCCCGGTCTGCAACACCGGGCGGGGCATTTTTTATTCCCCATCGCTGGATTCCGCATCTGCCCTTGCGATCTGGGCGGCTTCTGATGCTGTTCTGACCTCTGCCTCGGTCACGCCGTACAATCTGGTCAACGGTCTAATGTACTTGCTTGCGATACCATTCACACCGCGTTCCCAGTTCGACACCGCGGAAACTCTTACACGGAGTTTCTTTGCTACGTCTGCCTGCCGCAAACCGGCATTTTCTCGGATTGCCTTTAATTCCAAGCATTCTCCCCTCCTTACAAAGTTCAGAACTTTATATTGACAAACGCAACCAACACCGCTATTATGTAAGTGTCAGCCAACAAAATATCGGTTATAAGTCCGCAAAAACGGGGAATCCGTTGGGGGCTTGTTTTTTTGTTGCCTTAATTAAGTTCTGTAAGGCTATTATAGCCTACGTAATGGTGGATGTCAACGCCCTTGACGACAAAATGTAGGATTTAGCAGAATGACCAAACACATGTCGTTGGATTTGGCAGTTATTATTAGAGTATGGCTTATAATATTTTTGATGACGAATCTAAAACGCTCGAAGAAAAAAACGACGCTTATTCTCAAATAAGAAAACAAGAGGTCGTTAGATTGAGAAGCTTTTATGATTTTTCAACCGTTGATGGGATAAGAAATATTCCTGTCCCATGTACAGAGGTAAACGGAGATTCCCCTACAGGCCGTGTAGAATATTATTTGCGCGGTCAGTGCTTCGCAAAATACTACAAAGAAAAAAATATTGCGCTTGCCGTAGAATGTATAAGAAAAGCACATAGCTTAATGTTTATATCAGATATGATTTGGAAGTACGATGCTTACATATCTGACATAACGCATTTGCACAATTTAGGTGCACATAAGCAAGCATGGGAAGAAGAAGCGCGAATTGATTCCTATTTTCAAAAAGTCGGAATATACCCGCATCTCTCTATAAAAGATTTCCCAAACGTATTTGCATATTTTAAATGGAAGCGCTTAATTAAAGAAATGGAAGAAGAACGAATTAGAAAGCGTTCTATCCGACATGAATATTATCGATTGCAAGAATATCTTCCTGCGTTGTGCCCAAAATCATTATCCGGATACTCCAGAATGAAAAACTCTAATTCTAAAGCTTATCAAAAAATATTAGCACAAGCGGCATTATACGGAGTAAATATAATTTAAAGGAATTTAATATGCCGAAAACATTAAATAGCGTTACTCTTGGTAATAATTGCATTAAATTTATCGAGGCTTATTGCAAAAGAAAAGATATTAGCGAAGCTGCGTTTTCTCGAAAATTTGGGAAAAACAATAGATGGGTGTCTGATCTGCGCAGGGGGAAAAACACAAATTTGCCTTCAAAAGAACTTGCTGCGCAAATGTGCTTAACGCTCAACGTCTCCCCCGATGACATCCTCTTGCGCGAGGGGAAAACCCCAGAGGAAACCGCAAAGTGCTTAAAAGATATTGAGACGGTGCAGAAACTGGTCCAGGCCGAGGGCATAAAAGAAACCCCCGATCCGAAGATCGAGGGTGTGAGCGCGGAAGCGCAGGAAATATTAGATTATATCCGGGACGCGACACCCGCCGAACTGGCGGAAGTATGCCGGTATATCGGGTATCTGAAAAGCAAGAGGGGCACGGAATGAAACTGAACCCAGATTGCTTACGGGATATTATGCTTTTGGTCGAAGATCGTATTTCCGTTGAAACTGCGGTTGAAAATCCAAATGGGCTAAGAAAATTTAGCTATGTCAGCATTCCCTGTTTGGTGCGCTTGCTTCCTGACAGCTATTCAAAAGAGGAGATCATATATCATGTTGTACAGCTTTCAGAAAGCGGATACTTAAAAACAGATTTTTCCTTTGCAACAAGCGAAATGTTTGGATACTTTTACTTGAATACAATTTATCACATCACGCCAAAAGGCCATGACTTTATCGCAAACATCGGAGGAAAAGAAAGCTGGGCAAAAACAAACGCTGTTTTAAAATCCTTGAAGTCAATATCTCTATCGGTAATTGAAACGGTGGCAAAGGGTATCACTTCGGCCATAGTAGATCAATACATTGCAGGCTTTCAGGCATAATACTGTACCCGCCGTCATTATTGGCGGTTACAGAAATGGGAGCGCTCTTGAATGCTCCTTGCTTTAGCGTTTCATAATTGCTGCATTTAATAGCCTCCGCCAAACAGCCCGGAACAAGCGTAGCGCATTCCGCCGAAATGCCAGACGCTTCCAATACGTTGAGACACGCGTTTACGGCTTTAAGGACGTTGGGATTTTCATACCACAATTGATTATACACCATCGTTTCCTCCTTTAATCATTCGCAGCAATTCTACCTGTTCCTCTTGCGGCAAAAGCAGTACGGCATGCATCAGTTTGTTGCGAATTTCTTCAAGCTGTTCTGTTGCCATTATATCACAGTTTGCCGGTAAATCCAACATCTATGTATCCTCCGTTCATCATTTGCGAATAGAACGTCTGTTCGATTATTATAGCACACCACCATGATTTTGCAACCGCAAGATATGGGGGCATGACGGTTGCCCGCGCATATTGAATATTTACATATACGCATATAAAAGAATGAAAGGAGCTTCACTATGGTTTGCCCTAATTGCGGAAGCGAAAATGTAACAATCTCTATGGAGCAAGTGTCAAGTAAAACCAAAAAGCACGGGAACGGCATCGGAGGCCATATCAACAATGCTGCTCGCGGCTTGATGGCGGTATCAACCCTTGGCATGTCTAATCTCGTGTGGAAGAAAAGCAAAGGTGGCGAAAAGACCGTTGTAAAAAATCAAAAGATTTGCCTTTGCCAGAATTGCGGAAACTCTTGGGAAATAAAGTAAGTGAAAAACCCGGCCCCGCCGCCTCTGCAACAAACGGCGAGGGCCGGAGGGCAAGCCTTGGGGGGATCAGCTTGCCGTAATCAAAGCGTAGCAAAAACAGGGTTGGGTGGGCAAGTCCCAAAGCTTGGTTTTTGGCATTTTCAGCCGTTTAAAAGTTTGTGCCGCCTTTACCCATATTTTGATTTTGGGGGTAAGGAGGCACTTTTTATGACAATTCAGGAAGTTTGTAAGGCGAAACGTAACGCTTTGGGTATGACCATTCAGGACATAGCTGAAGCATCGGGAATTCCGCCGTCTACCGTCAACAATTTCTTTACCCATGCTTCCAAGGCCCCCTATATCTCCACGGTTGGGCCAATATGCGCCGTTCTTGGCGTGTCGCTGGATGAATTTTACGGCATCGGAGATCATCTGACGGCCAGTGAGGAAACGTTGCAAGCGGAAAAGGACGGACTAGAACACCGCCTTGAGAACAAACGGCAGACCATCGGCCTGATGGACACAGAACTGTGCAATCTTTGGCACTCCGTGAAGCTATACAGGTGGATCATACTCGGTTTGTCACTATTGATCATCGGGCTTTTTGCCTGGTGCGTTTGGGTTGACATCCATTGTGCTAACTATGGATTTTGGAGGGGATAACATGTGCCAAAAAATAGTGGTCACTCTACCAAATAATCTACGCATCCGTGTAGCACTGTACATCAGGGTATCGACCGAAGAACAGGCGAAGCACGGCCTGTCCCTGGCAGACCAGCGGGAGGCTCTGATTGCATATGCCGCCGCACACGGCATGGAGGTTGTGGGCATTTACGAGGATGCCGGAATCAGCGCCAGAAAGCCGTATAAAAAGCGTCCGGCCTTGATGCGCCTGCTTGATGATTGCCGCGCCGGGAAAATCGACACCATCCTTTTTGTCAAGCTGGATAGGTGGTTTCGGAATGTGGCGGGGTACTACGCCGTGCAAGAGGTTCTCGACAAAAATCATGTGGATTGGCAGGCCATTAGAGAGGACTACGAAACGCGGACTGCATCAGGGCGATTGAAGGTCAATATTATGTTGTCGGTGGCACAGGACGAAGCTGACCGCACATCGGAGCGCATTAAGGCCATCAACGAGGGCAAGAGGGCAAAGGGCCAGCCCACCAACGGGAAAACTCCCATCGGAATCTGCGTGAAGAACCGGCGCTACGCCATTGATGAAGAAACCGCAGACGCGGCGCGAGATATGTTCCCAGCCTTTATACGGCTGCAAAGCATCCTTGCACTAAGGCGGTATATGTCAACAGAGTGGGGGATCAAACGCTCGTACAACAAATACAAGGATGCGTTGAGAAGCCGCCTGTACTTAGGTGAGGCGTTCGGCGTGGAAAACGCATTGCCCGCACTCGTCGATCGAGAAACCTTCGACCTTGCTGGGAAAATCTTGGAACGGCGAAGCCAGCGGAACGCCAGTGCGGACCGGATATATTTGTTTACCGGGATTCTCCGTTGCCGGGAGTGCGGTAGAAATATGCAGCCGGAGACTGTAAAGCAGGTGTACAAGTACTACCGATGCAGAACGCACACACTTGACCCAGCCGACTGCCCGCACATCCTCAGAATCCGAGAAGATGTGCTTGAGGATTACCTTCTGAGGGAATTTGAGGGAATCGCAAAAAAGTATTACTCCAAATCAAAAACCGCAGAAAAAAAGCCGCCCAAAACGGCGGAGCAAATCAAACGGAAAATGCAAAAGATAAAAGAATTGTATCTGTCGGATTTGATTGAAATCGAAGAATACAAAAAAGACTATACGGAATTGAAACAGCAGCTCGCGGCAATAAACCCGGAGCCTATAAAAGAATTTGACCTTGAAACATTACGGCGGGAATTGAAGGAATATCCTGATTTAGACCGGCAGGCAAAAAAGGAATTCTGGGTACGCACAATCCAGCGCATCGACGCAGACAATGACGGTGCGTTTTTTGTAACGCCTAGTTAGTCTTATTTTCACGTCACAACACTAACATTAAAATATAACTAACCCCCCGGCATTTGCCGAGGGGTTAAATTTAGCTTTCCAATTTCCGCATGACGCTATTGTAAACCCGCTCGTTTACTACCTGCAAGCTGTCCATCAGCTCGTCCATGACCTCCCACGCACGAGCTGGGTCAACGTTGGACACCGCCCGGAGGAATTCGCTGTCAGGCGCGGGAGCCGCAGAATACGCCTCAATCATTCGAGGTTCCCTCACTGGCTCCCGGTTCTGGTTTTGGATGGTATACAGCGCCGCCAGCTTTTCGTAGTTTGACCAACTGGATTCTTCCGTTTCCAAACGCTTGATCCATAGCGCCACTTCTCGCTCGTCAATCATTGGGGCCTACCCCCTTATTCCTCCATCATGTCCATTGCACGGCGCAAAGCGTCCTTGATGCGGTCATCGTCGGTCTCCCGCATCATATCGTTGATCTGGCTACGAAGATGATCGGTCGCATCCGTGCGGCTGTAATGGCCGCGAACATAATGTCTCCGGGCATAGGAGCTGCCACGGCCATAGCCGCGCATATCATCGTCCAAATAGCGCCCGGAATAGCCGCGCTCGTCCATCGCCTCGATCTTGTCGATGTTTTTGATGGTGTCCGTCAGCTTGTGGGCAATATCCAGATCACCGGCTCCCAGCTCGCCCTTGCGGATCAGCTCGTCCAGCTCCTTGCAGAGCATATCACGCAGTTCGTACATAGATTTCATTCCCATTGTGTTCTCCTTTCTCAGCTCACACGGTCGATGGTCAGGTTGCTATTGGCAAAGCTGACCGCCTCCGCGCTGGTGTTCTTCGCTGCCACAGTCACGCAGCAGCCACGCGGAACTTCCACAATAGCGCTGACGTAGACGTTAAAATAGTTTTCCACCGCAGCAGGTGTGACGGTCGCTGTAGCGCTGTTGAGCGCTTCACCGTTGACAGCAAGCGCCGTGGTAATCGCACCTACCGTTCCACCCGTGGGAACGGCAATATTTGCACCAAAGCTCACCTTAAAGCGCGCCTTGCACTGCTGCGTCAGTCCGCGAAGGGTAACAAGGCCACTGCCATCGCGGTGTACGATGCAGGGCTTACTGCAAGCAGCCGTCGCAATCATCGGCACATTCTGGCCAGCCGGAACGGTAACAACGCCAGCATTAATATATTCAGCCATTTCCCTTTTCCTCCTTCGTCAAAGTTGTTGCTGCAAAAGGGGGAACAAACCCTTTTGCGAACATATCTACATAGTCTGGCTTAAAAAGCAAGTCGGCTTTATGCAACAAGTCGGCATAGTTTGTAAGCTCAAACATACTCATTTTGGACTTATCCATAGTAGCCAAGTAGTCCAAAAACTCTTGTTTCAACTCGTCAATCGTTTTCATGCGTTCAGTCCTTTCTAAAAATACAGCGGCAGGGCTATTGCCCCGCCGCTTTGGTTTAGCATCGACACGGGGCCGATCATTTTGCCATTATCGGCAAAAAGCTACGCTATGCAGTTGTCAGCAGCCGCACCCGTTGCAGTTGTACTGATTGCCGCATCCAGTATACTGGTACGGAGCAGGAACGCTGAACGAGGGAACGGGGCGCGGATTGTAATACGCGAACTGTGCGCTAACATAGTTGCGCATATCAAGCGTCTGAGCAGACTGAGAGGCGGCGAGGTCAGCAGCAAAAAGACGCTGGTTCTGTTCAGCAATCTTCGCATCCTTCGCAGCGATCTCCTGTGCGGTCAGGCGCTGATCAACTCCGCGGAATCCGTTGTTCATTGCGTCGATGATGTCGCGCGTCGCGTTCTGCACCGTGTTCCGAGTATCGCAAGCCTGCGCCGCCATGTCATAGCGCACGCCCTCGATGCTGCGCTGGGTGTTGCAGCAGCACTCAGCGGCCTGCATCTGCATGGCAGTCAACTGCTGCATAAGAGCCGCCTGCTGGTTGGCGCGGGAAAGCTCGGCCTGTCCGAAGCCGTTTGCCATTGCCATGTTGGTGTTGTTGATGAGCTGCGCCTGCTGGTAAAAACCGTTGCACAGGCCGTCGTTTACACTGTCGATCTTGCGCTCAACATTGGCAAAGTCAGAGGTCAGCACATAGCCGTCGACCACGCCGCCGCCATTGCCGCCGTTGTTGCCCCAGCCGTTGCCGCCCCAGCCGCAAAAAACAAACAAAAACAGGATAATGATCCACCATGCACCGTCACCGCCCCAGCCAAAGCCGCCGCTGCCGCCGGAATTGGCGGGAGCCACAGGCATCGTCAGCATGGGAGCGCCGTCAGAGGAAAGAGACATAGAAAAACTCCTTTCAATTTTTTATTTATCAAATCGTGGCCACGATGTTGATTACTTTATAAGCCCTTGAAACTGTTTCGCCATTTCTTGCAGCTGGTTCAATTGCTGCTGGCTCATTTTTCCGGATTGCAGCAGCTTTTCTACCTCCGCCTTCGGGTCCCCCTGAAACGAGGCCCGGAACTGGTTGAATTGCTTCATCATTTGCTGAAACCGTCCTATCGGAGTGTTCCCGCCGCCTAAAGCGTCAAAAAAGGGGTTAGCCATCAGCGTCAGCCTCCTTCACCTTCTTTTTACCCTTCATTCCGTCCACGACCGCCGCCAGCGCGTCAAATTCTTCCCGCGTGACAAACTTCACCGGGTCTGCCGTGGACGCTGTACGGGGCGTTTCTGTGCGTTCTACGAGGTCGTAGATCGTGAGAGAGGGCTTGCCGCTGGCATCCGCCTGCTTGAGATACACCGTCGGCGCGGAGCTGTCCCACAACGCCACGGCGGCATTGGGCGCGATCATCCAGTTTCTGGCCTCCTGCTCTCCGCTGACCCACTGCACACCGCTCTGCGCCATCGGATTCTGCGGGGGCTGCGGTGCCATCATCGGGGGCATCTGCTGTTGACGGAGCTGCGCCAGATTATCCGGCATGGGCTGCGCGTAATAGGGATTCTGCCATCCGTAAGGTGTGTAAGCCATAATCAGTCCTCCTTGACCCAGTAATACAATACGTTCTCATTGCTGCTGTCCCAGCTGTCCCAGATTACGCCGTCCAGCACGCAGACCACATGGCCGGATAGAGCCAGAATATACGTGCCTACCGGGTGATCCTCCGCAAACTGCCCCACCGTGTAGCAATCCGGGCAGGTGTCCGGCACGATGTACCGCCGGTATCCGATGCTCCGCAGATACCGCCCCCAACAGGCGTTAGCCGACGGCATATCGCCGTCCAGATACCCTTGGATGCAGAGCCGTAAATACACCTCGCCCCACTCCATCCCGGTTGCCTTAGAGATCGCCCGCACGGTGCAGTCCCCCACATTTTTCCCACAGGGATTGGGGTTGAAGTGGCTATACATACTCCCTCCGATCATCGTAGAGCAGCTCGATCATGCGCACACACCGTTCCAGCTCCGCCGGGTCCGTCTGCGCGATCATATCTCGCGCCACCTCTGCCGGATACCCGCAGGCCAAAAGCCGTTCATACATTGTGTGCGCCTCCTTTACACTTCTATGATACAAAAAATCCGGGCAGCCAAACTGCCCGGAAACTGCCTGTATTCTGCCTTCAAACTGCCCAAAGAAAAAGCCGTGTCCGAATCGGACACGGCTTTCCTTTTACCCCTGCATATCATCCGCGATCTTGGCGTAGGCCCTTCGCCGGATTTTAGCTAACCCGTCCACGCTGACGTGGAGCAGCGCCGCCGCCTGTAGACAGCTCTGGCCGTGGACGTCCACCGCCAGCACCGCCGCTTCCTCGTCAGGCGGCAGACCTACCAGCCGGACGGCCTGCGCCGCCCGGGCCGGGGCCATGGATGACAACAGCGCCCGGATCTCTCGGTTTGTTTTTTCCATGGGTTCCCCAGACTTGCAGAGCGCTAAAAAGCGTGGATGTTGCCATCTTCTGGCCCTCCTCTCAGTTAATCAAGATACCCCGGTCTGATCGCGCAGGTAATCAGCCCGACGCGCCGCGTCCGCCGCATCACAGCCCCGCCGTTGGCGTCGTTGCCGGTGCCGGTGTTGCCCTCAACGGTAAGCACGTTTCCGCCGTCCACCGCCGTCACGATCCCGCAGTGCTCGGTTTTTTTGCGTTTCCCGGAAAAATCGAAAAACACGATGTCTCCCGGCTTGTAGTCCCCCGTGACGATCTGTCCGGGCGAGAACGCCCGATACCGGTTTACGAACGCCGTGCAGCTGGCGGTTTTCCACAGGTTAAACCCGGCCTCCCGGAAAACCCACCACACAAACACCATGCACCAGGCAAACGCCTTGCCGCTGACCGCCCTGCCGTAATAGGCATCGTTGTACTTGACCTTGTTGGAGCCGGAGGGCATCTCAACGACGCCCTCCTGCCAACCCGCGATCCGGAGCACTGCCGCCCGGGTCCGGGGCTGGATGGTCTCCATCAGATCCGCACGGCCTTGGTGGGATGGCCGTCCTCGTCAAAGGTGATGCGGTAATGCCCCTCCGGCACCCAGACCTCCTCCTCGGTGTTGGCCTTGGCGGGGTTGAACTTCATGTAGTCGTGGAGGTGCTTCACGTCCTCCGGCTCGGTCTCGGCGGGGATGAAGCCCTCGGCCATCTCCTTCTCGCTCCAGCCGGTCTGGGGGCCGTCGGGGGTCATGGTGTAGTCCAGATGGAAGGTCGCGCCCGCCGCTTTCAGTTCCGCATTGATCTCGCTGAGCTTCTTGCCGTTCTTCTTGCCCTCGTTGATGATGTTCTCAAAAGTTTTGTTCATGGTATGTACTCCTTTCAAAATTTGGTGTTTAATTACTGGTTTAGCTGCTTGCCGATCTGATCCACGCCCACGGCGGCCAAACCGGACACAATGCCCACGGCAATAGCGGTGAGGTAGTCCTGAGCGGGGAAATCCGCCATCAGGTACATGCCCGCCACCCCCAGCACGCCGCCGCAGGTGCCCACGATGATGGGGATCCACTTGTTGTCTACCCCGGACGCCTTCACGGCCTGTCCGATCAGGTAGCAGATGACGGTGATCACCGCCACCCCAGCAATGCCCAATGTTCCGATGTCCATAAATTTACCTCCTACGTTTGTTTTTTCAGATCCTCGATCTGGTGGTTGATTACCTTAATTTGCTCCTCTATCACCGGCACCCGCTGCGCGAAGTGATTGTGCTCCCGCACCTCCCGGGTCAGCTCGTCCAGTTTGGTGTCCGTGATCGCCTGCTGTTTGCCGTTGGCGATGAGCACGCCCATCAGCGTCAGCCCCCCTGTGATGAGGGCGCAGATTATCGTCTCCGTCATAACACACTCCTTAAAAAGTTGCAGTTTTAAGGCCAAATTCCGCCAAAATCCGACACGGCCCCTGTGGTATCATCCCCTCAAAGGAGGTGAGCACCATGACCGAAGCACAGCGCCAAGCCTACGAGGAGCTTTACTACCTCACCGTCCAGCTGCTCGATGAACTGGACGAACTCAAGAAAAAGATCGTCGCCCAGCAGGCTGCGTCGGAAGCCTTGTGGGATCTGCCGGAGGATTGATCCTCCGTCCCGTCCCCGTCTCCGGGAGCGGGTTTCCAAAGGGAGAGGGCTGCAACCCCCGTCCCTTGCCCCGTCTCCGGGGGCTGGTTTCCAAAGGCGGGGGCTGAAGCCCCCGGCCTTTGTGCCAGAGGGGGTATGGGGGACGGTGGCGTCCCCCATGTTTCGGGGGGGGTTAAGGGGGAGGGACCTTTGCGCCAAAGGTTCCTTTCCCTTGCCCCCTTTGAGCGAAGCTCAGCCCTCCGGCTTTTCCTTCGTGCCCCCAAACTCAGCAGGCACCAGCTCCGGCAGACCGCACTCGTTGATGAGGATATCCGCCACCTGCTGCTTCAGCTTCGGGGGCACCTTCTCAAACTCGGTTTTCCACAGAATCACTCTCTGCGCAAACAACATTGCCATCATGTCTCTTGCTCCTTTCGATAGTAAAAAATATAGGGTCAGGGCGGCTTCCGCCCAGAACTCACGCATACACGATCGCCGCCATCTCGGCGATGCACTCCTCGTAGAACTCCGCCTGATCTGCCTGAGCGCTCACCTGCTCCCGCAGCAGCTTGTTCTCCGCCTCCAGCTTCTCCACCCGCTCCTCCGTGGTGGGAGGCTCCGGCTCCGGGGGAGGCGGTGTGTACGCCCCGCCGATGGCCGCGCCCTCATAGGTGGGCAGAGCCCCGATTTCTGCGGCGAAGTCCGCCTCGGCCACGATCATGTTGACAATCACGCCGTCCTCTACGATGCAGTATTCCATAGGCCGCCTCCTTTACGCCGCGGATTTCAGGTGCATTCGGATGCCGATGAACCCTGAATAACCATAAGAGCCAGAGCTGTTATTGTAATCACCATCTTTATCTTTTCCGGCACCATAGCCTCCGCTGCCGCCTCCGCCAGTGTTGGCTGCACCGCCGACAATGCCATCTGTCGCACTGGCACCGCTATAATTTTTGCCTTCTCCTCCAGCGCCGCCGCCACCAAGGGTTTTCGTCTCGGTAAAAGAAGTAAACGCTGTTGAAGTAGCATTGCTGCCGTTTGAGCCGTTAGCGTAATTACTGCCGCCATTGCCGCCGCTGCCGCCGCCCTGGGTGCCTGCCCCGCCGCTTCCACCGGCCCCTCCCGTTGTGCCGTTGGCAGCCGGGGTGCCGGGGGCGCCTCCGTTTGGAGAGTCACCAAGGAAAGAAGATTTTCCACCAGATTTTCCAGCAGCGTCACCATAACCGCTTGCACCTCCGGCTCCAATTACTGCCGCATACTGTTTATTAGGCTCAACGGCAATGCCGGTCTTTGTGATTGTACCACCTCCGGCACCGCCACCACCGCCCGGGAATCCATAGCCACCGCTGCCGCCGCCACCACCGGAAGTTACGGAATAATCAATCGTGCTTACATTCCCGGTAAACTTGACAGGTCGGCTGGATTTTACGCTCAGAAAATTATTTGTTGTCAATTTCCACGTTTTTGAGATGTTTGTTCCCTTGACTACGGTCAGGGTTTCGGCGTAATCCTCCACGTCTGCGTAACCGCTGACTTTCACAACCTGTTGTCCCTCGCCGATGTATCCGGTGGCCACGCCACTGGCGTTTGTGTACACTGCCTGTCCGTTTTCGTTGAGGATGCCCTGCACCAACACATCCGGGATGGGCTTGCCGTTGGTATCCTGCACCGTCAGGGTGATGGCCGCCATGTCGGATTTGATGAGCTTCAGCTGACCCGCGATGCCCGCGAAGGCCTCATCCACCGTCCGGTCCGCCGCGCTGCCGAACAGGGAAATCTCTGTGGAATCTTGAAGCAACGTGGACTTTCTCAGTTCCGTGCCGGGGTCTGCGGGATCATCCTCCAGTGCCAGATACTCATAGCGCAGCAGACTGCCGTCCTCCGCATAAACGCCATAGCGCAGTGCGCCGTTTTCAAGGGCTTTTGTTGGGGTCCGATCTCTCATGCTCTCACTCCTTTGCTCCCGCACACCGTCACGCCGCAGTGGCGGACGGCTGTGTGGATTTTATTTAAAATCAGATTCAGGGCCAGCAAAATCGCCTCGATGCTGTTAGCCTCCGCCGTTGTCAGCCGCCGCATGGTCTCCGGCACCCCCGGCGTCCCCTCCGGCAGCCGCAGTGCCGCCCGCATCGCCGCCACGTTGTCCCGGTAGCGGGCCAGCAGGGATGCCGTGGGCACATCGCTCTTATACCATGTGTACGGATCCAGATCTTCGTTTGGGTCTTTAGGGCGCTCTACCACCGGCCCAGCCGTGAAGCTGCCGGTCCCTGCGTTGCCGTAAAACTTTCCATCAACCAGATCATACAGTCCCACGGCCCCGCCAGCGTTTTTGCAGGGGATATAGTCCCGAATGATGGTATTGCCGTCATAAATCCGGCAATAATAGAGCGCCATCGTTGTTTTTTCCTGAATCCCTCCGGCGCGGTTATTTGCAAAAAGCGCCAGATTGTGTGGGACGGAAAATGTCGAAGCCACCATAGTCAGAACAGTTGATCCATCCATAAAGATAATGTTTTTGTTAAAATCAACCTCATGCGGAGATCCGTTATTCAACCCGGAAATTGTTCCGGTTTCTTTTCCATAATGGGTAAATCCAACGCCAAGCGCAAAGCCATCATCAGTCCAGCTAAAATCTGCCCCAAACATTGTATGGCTACCGGTTTCTGACGTAGATAGTTTTATGAGTACACGCGAATCTTGGTTTGGCTTGAACTCGGTATCAACATACTGCGTCCCGCTGCTTTGGATATACTGCACTTCCGCATACCCCTCCGGAAGACGGCTGGCGGGCTTCGTTTCACGCTCAATTTTCACCCGCTCATACCCCGGCACGAGACAGCCCACACGGTTCAGCCGCGCCACCAGATCCTCCAGACACGCGTCCACCCGGTTGAGATCAGTGGCATTGTAAAAGCCATTTGCGGTCTTATTCGACACATCCTCAAGCGTCCGGTCCGTCACCAATGTTGAAAAATCAAAAGCCATAATTCCTCCGTGTCCGAATCGGACCGCTACTTGTTGTAATACACCACCACGCAGCCGGAAGCACCGGATTCACCGGGGATTCCAGAGCCAGGTTTTACGTCAATGACCCAATAACTTCCTATTGGATTTCCGTGAATATCAAACCCCTTTTCTCTGTGCCGTCGCCCCTGCGTGCCGCCGGTTCCCTTTGCCCCGCCGTCTCCTGTCCCCGGCCTTGGCTTTGCCACGCCCGTCCGGGCGAAGCTGTCGCCGCTGGCCACGTCCGTGTGGCAAAAAAGATTTTTCATCCCTTCGCCTCCACCTTGTAAACTACAGTGTTGGATAGCTTGAAGTCCATCCTACTAAGATTTCCGGTGTTAAGCGTCCCCCACGGTGTATAGATGCTCTTGCACTCGCCCAGTTTTTCACCATCGTATACAATACTTGCGGAAATCAAGTCCCTGCGCTGATAGTAGTCATACAGGCGTTGCGCTGTTTCTTGTCCAATGTCAGGGGAAACCAACGTTGCATCTTTGATTTCTTTCACATTGATTTTGTCTGTTGCGATTACATCTGGATTTGCGACTGAATAAATGGTTTTTGTATCACTGTATTTTTTGCCATTGATTTCAATTTCGCCGTTGCTGGATTCACCATAAGTGTGGGCAATCACGGACGCTTTTGTCACAATTGCCGATGTTTTAACGCTTGCACCTGTAAAGGTGCGATTTGGTGGAATTGTTTCAGGCGCAGACGGGAGATTAAACACGCGAATAATTTCCCCTCCGTCTGTTGCCAAACACACACCCCACGCAAAAATCACCTGCTGCACCGCTGCGCGGTTCGTGCCTGATTGAATCACACCTTTAAGCGTCCGATCCGTTACGCCATCTGCATATTCAACAGTGAATGGATCGCAAAGCGTTTCTAAGAGCGTTTTCGCACTAATGCCAGATAGGTATGCCCCTCCAGGGAAACGTGCGTCATCAAGTACCCCAAGAGCGTCCTTACAATTGATTCTATACACCCGGGAACTCTTGCGGTCGCTGCCATCGATGTAATACACACCAAGAGTTTTCCCCTCGTTTTGTACCTCAACCGGCTGTTTGAGCTGGAATAGATAATCCACATCTTCCAAACTGTCCAAAGTCCACTTGAACGTAGAAACTGGCAATTCAAGAGAACTTTCATCCATTTTATTCACGGCTGTTGCATCGCGTAGCTCGTTCATATCGAAAACACGTTCAACGCCAAAAATAATGCGGTTGATTTTTGCCCTACGCTTTGCAGTAGAGGTCTTTTTCAGCGTAATTGCAATTTTGTTATAGCTCTCCACACGTTTTGCGCAAAAGTAAAACGTTCCGGTTGGTGAAAAATCTTGATCCGCTTTCAACGTATCATTCTGATACCATTTGATATTCAGCAAAGAAACATATTCTCCGACAGCATCATCAAACACAAAACTTACTCCCATGCTTGAGAATTGCTTGGAAAAAGAAATGGTGATAACGGGTTCAACTTGGAATTTGCCATCTGCATCACTCATATCTTTTGACCAGAACGCAACCGTGCTCTCTTCATAAAATCTGTCGAACGTGCCGTCTAACGCCCAGCGGTTTGGCTCTAACGTAATAATTTTCCCCGGGGCCACACCGGATGGAATCTTTGAAAGAACACTTTCTCCCGTTGCCCCAACAGCAGAAACCTCTGCGTTTTCTTCGGCTCCTACCGCAATATCACGGTAGACAACCTTTGTTTTTCTTGCCATGCTTCACCTCACGGCTTCACTTGCGCGTCCATTGGGATAAAATTCACTTCAATCTCACCCCAATAGTTCACACCATTTTCGACCTTTTCAATGTCCTGAGATGCGCTGGTGTAGTATGCTTCATAGGCAATCGTTGTCTGCCCATCCGCAGCTTCCAGCATCACAGAATCATCTACGCTGTGAGCAAACAGGTAATCCCAAAAATCATCAAGGCCCTTGTAGTTGTCGCCGCGCCGGAACACCGTGATTTTGTGGCCAAGATAGGAGCCAAGCACATCCCGCACCATACGGCCTGTCATAACGCGTCCAGCGTTTTCACCATCGAGGACGTTAAAATAGCGGTTATACTTGGAAATCGCCACATCTGCGTCAAATGTGATCCCGTTAATTTTGATATAACTCACATCACACCTCCGCAAGATTTACGCCGTGCTGCCGCGCAATTTCTTTTTGATTCTTGTAAATGACCTCGCCGTCCAACATAAGAACGTTTTCAATCACTTGCCCTTGTCCGCCTGCGGATCTCAGCCCCTCAATAACCATCTGCCGGATCAGCTCTGCCGGTGCCTCGATGTTTGTGCCCTGCTTCTGATCGCCAAGCACTGCCAAAAATTCCCTGTTGGGCGGGATGACCGCACCGGTCGCCAGCTTTGGCAGCGGAATCTGTGGAACGTTGATGCGCCCAACATGGCTATAAAATCTCCCGGTCAGCTCCGCAAGGCTATTCGCTGCGTCCACCAAACTATTAAGCGCATCAATGGCGTTGTTTACGCCCTGCTGCAAAGTGCTAAGAATGTTGTTCCACTTGATTGTGAACGTCCGGCCCATAAGAGACCAAAAGCTTGTCCACAACTCTTGGAACGTAGAACGAAACGCCGCAAAGCCTGTAAAGAAATTCGTCTGCCAAGTGTCAAAGGAAAGTTGGATGGAGTCGAGAAGCGTTTGAAACACGCTCAAAACAAGATACTGGCTTCCGGTAATGCCGTTTGCCATACCCTGCATCATGTAATCGCCCATTTGCGTCGTTTCAGTGGAAGGGGAATGAATACCGAGCACATTTTTCAGCTTGTCGATAATTCCTGTCCCCCAATTCTGGATAGTGTCTTTTGCTCTGCTCAAACCACCCAGCACAGAATTGTTCCACCAATTTTTGATTTGTTCCCAGCTTGTTTTTAATGAGTCAAGAATTGCGTTCCAATTCGGTTTGATCGCAACGGCTAATCCGGCAGAACCGGCCAACAGCAACCCAAGCCCTAACGGTATACCGGCTCCGCTAAACAATAAGATTGCGCCAAGCACAAGAAGTGCAGAACTTACAAACGCTGTCACAGCACCAATAGGCCCACGCATTAGCTCTTGTACGGTATCCCAGTTTGCCGCAACAGCCGTTGCGAGTCCGATTGCGCCGACAATTATCATGCCAATACCAAGCCCAATGCTGGCCCCAGAAAACGTCAAAATTGCGCCAATCACAAGCAGCGCACCGGATATTAACGCAGTAATTGCGCCGATAGGCCCCTCTAGCAGTGATTTAATTGTGTCCCAATTTGCCGCAATGGTTGCCGCCATACCAAGTGCACCAATCACCATAAGGCCAAGACCGAGGCCAATATTTGCTCCAGAGAACAGCAAGATTGCGCCGATTTCAAGTAGTGCAACACTCAATAGCGCCGTTAATGCGCCAAGAGGGCTTTGCAGCAGGGTCTTGATTGTGCCCCAGTTTGCGACAATTACAGTTGCTAATCCAATCGCTCCGGCAATCATTAGCCCTAGGCCTACCGGAATATTAGCCCCGGAAAAAACCAGCAACGCACCGATTACAAGTAGCGCACCCGACACAAGCGCAACAACCGCGCCTAACGAGCCTTGCAATAGTTCTTTGATTTCTTCCCAATTTGTAGTAACTGCGCCCCATATTGCCAGTGCGCCAAGTGCCATTAGACCAATGCCAAGTGGGATATTAACGCCTGAAAACGTCAAGATCGCGCCCAAAGCCAAAAGCGCCGCACCAGCAAATAACGACACAATCGCGCTGAGTTGGTCATTGATGCTTGATGCAAAGTTAGGAGCCGCTGCCCCTGCGCCACCGGAATTATCACCAGAGATTTTATTGATTTCATCGAACGATGCGAGGGATTTGCTTGCCTTTTTAGCCGCACCGCCAACGCCTTTTAGCGCCTTTTGTTCATCGTATAGATTTTCAGCGGCTTGCGCGCTTTCTTCTACCGTTGTGCCAAAAATCATAGATACAAGCTGAGATATGGCATTGACCACGCGGGTAATCACGTTGACCAACAGCGTAAATGCCGGTATAATCACTTTTAAAATGGGCTGTGCAAGTATCCGAAGTGCCCCTTTGAGCTTTGCAATGGAGGCCATTGCCTCATCATTCGTCTGGATTGCGCTCCACATATAGTCTTTTAATGTGCGAAGCGCTTTTGTAATGAGCGTAAAAACGAAAACGCGCCGGGCAAGGCCCTTGATGCGGTTGGTAAATTTGTCCAGCTGCTTTGCTGCTTCTTGGGCTGCGGGTGACATCTCCTGGGTATGTTTTTTTGCCCCGGCAATCTGCGCAGAAAGTTCCCCCGCTCGTGTGCTCATTCGTTCAAGTTTTCTGGTATCTTTGGCAATGGACGCATCCATGGACTCGACCTTTTTTTGAACACCGTCCCATTCTTTTTGAATCGACGAAACGGTTTGCTCCTGCTCTTTCAGGGCCGCAGAAGTCACAAATTCGTTACCGCTTCTCATCTGGTCAAGCCTTGCTTTTGCGGCATCGAGGTTCGCGGCGATTTGCCTAGATTGTTCAATCAGCGGCATTTGCTCTTGCCTTTTGTCGCTGATTTTTTCATTGAGCGAATCTATTTTTTGGGTAAGCCGGTTCAATTCAGTTTGGGCCTCTTTATCGTCAATTTCAGTTTTAATGATAATGGAACCATCTGCCATGCAATCACCACCTTGCTTTTTGACATTTGTATGTTATAATCGAAGAAATGATGAATAGAGGGGGATTCGGTATGGTAAACTTTAACAAAGACTCTGTGTGGAATTTAAAGCCAATCGACGCTTCATCTGTCCGTTCGGAGGTCCTGGGGATCTTTGTCGATGGCGAAGAAATCATGTGTGCCTTCAAAACGATTCGCGACCAACTTGTTTTTACAAACAAAAGAATTATTTCAATTGATGTTCAGGGCATTACTGGCACAAAAAAGTCTTTTTCGTCTCTTCCGTATTCCAAGGTTCAGTTTTTTTCAATTCAGACCCCGAGCGTAATGGAAATGGTACCCGATTCAGAATTATTTCTAATGTTTTCAAGTGGGTTTACAGCAACGTTTGAATTTAAAGGGAATGCTGATATTGGAGAAATCGGGAAAATGATTTCCAATTATGTACTTGAATAACCCACACCGCCCTCTCCGGAGGGCGGTTTTTATATCCATTTGCTGATAACGTCCTCGTCCTGTTCCGTATACTGCCGCTTGAAGTCAACCAGATGCCGGTTCTGCTTGTAAAACTCCTGTTCGCTTTTATCCAGTTTCTTCCCCTTTGCCTTTTTATTGCGGATTCCCACAACCTGGGCAAAGGTGCAATCCCCGATTTCCTGATATGCGGATACCCACGTCCACCAGTGCAGATACTCAACGGATCTGACTTCTTGTCCCAGAACGCGGTTGACTGGGGCAACGATCAGAGGGAAGTCCTGCTGCCAGTCCATCAGCTTTGGCCCACGCTTTTCCTCATGCTGCTCTTTGCCGCAGTTGATGAATTTTGCGCATTGCTTGATCGCTTCCTCGTAGTCGCTCTGCGGCATTTCCGCGAAGTCTGGATAGAAAATGTCAAGCATGGCTTCGGCCTTTTCTTCCTCCGACAACTCAGCGTCAGACAGTGCCTCAATGATCGTTAGGATATCGCGATAGTCAGAGCGTATCTGGTACTCAGCGCCGTTTACCTCTACGGCAGTCGGCAGATCGTACCTCATTTGTGGTACTTCTTCGTATACTTGCTCACGCGGGGGTTGGTGGCTTTCTGTTCACGGGCAAAGGTGGTGTCAACCTCATCCATGATGGCAAGCATTAGGTTCGCCCACACAGGCAGGCCGTCCGCCAGCGCATATACGTTCATCTCGCCAAACAGGGCAGAGCAAATGTCGAAGCCAAACACGTCATTGATGATTTCCCGCATTTCCTCGTCCATCTTCCGAGCTGTTTCAAAAACTTCCCGCTTGTTGGCGGTCTTTTCCACTTCTGCCTTATACGCATCCTGTTTTTTGTCGAGGATGTCAAAGGCGTTAAACAGCTTTTCCACGAAAGCGCTGTCGGTGGGGTTAAAAGAGAATTCGCATTTTCCGTTGATGTTGTAGGTAACTAAACCGGTATCGAAAATCAGGTCTTTCATAATAGCCTCCGAAATTGGGGCGGGTTTGCGCCCGCCCCTTTATTTTTAAGCCCCTGCCGTAAAGGTCACGCCGCTGGTGTCCTTGGTAATGGTGCCCAGCGTACGATTGCCGCCGTAGGTAATCTCACTCGTAATGTTGAGCGTACCGCCGCCGTCGCCGCCGATGCCCGTCACGGCAATAGCACAGGAATCATATCGCTCGGCAAACTTCGCCTCGCCGGACGTAGCATAGAAGTGTCCAATCATCATATCCTGATTGGCAAGAGCCTGCGCGTCATGATCCTTGACGGCGAGGTTCCACATCTTCACCGCAGCAGCGTCACCGGCATCCAGAGGGATGGGATCAAAGGTCTGGGAAATAACGGGCTTCTTCATGGTGGTGAAGGTGTTGCCCAGGATGTCCTGTTTGCTCTCCTGGCCCCAGTCCATCTCTTCACTGGAATCCTCCACACGCTTACCGATGGCGCTCCAAGTGGGAGCTTCCTTAGAGCCGGTATTCAGATACGCGATCAAAAGCTCGCGGTCAATGGTCTGACCTTCGGGCGTCGCAAAAGTTAAATCTGCCATTATACATTCACCTCGTAAATCAGTTTTAGCGGGACCATGTAGTCCTCGTATTGGTCGCTTGTCGCGCCGAGATACGATGCAAACGCAGACGTCTCAACGCGGAGGGCGCGCCTGCCCTCTCCAATGTCCGGTCGCTGCATCTGCGCCCAGTCCGCGAATTTGTTTAAAGCCTCAACCGCCTTCAAGCGTGTATCGTCGCTCTTGCCGGGTGGTGCGATCTGGTAATGGATTTCGAACGAATACTCCGCCTGATATCCACCGCAGATATACTTCTTGGTGATAACGGCCCCCTGAACGGAGGAAAGCGCCATGCCTACCGTTTTCGCCGCGAAATACTCGTATTTGATCAGATCCACATTCTCCGGGATACCGGGAAAGCGGTTTGCCCAAATCAGCATCAGGCGGTCAAGATCTGCTTTTTCGCTGCTGGATGCCAGCATCACAGGTTTTTCTTTAGAGATCATGCTTCACCGCCTTTTCTGCTACACGCACCCACTTTTTCATGTTCTGAGCCTTGGACGCCTCGAACCAATGGGAGCGGGTTCCCGGTCTGTGGAAAATCAAATCCTTTTCTGGCACTGCCGGAACCTTTGTAACGCCCTTCCGTGCATAAGAGCTTCCGGTCAGCGGGTCAACGTACAGTTTGCCGTAGTACAGATATCTGGCATACGGCCCTGGATAAACAACCGTGTTTCCCGTTACCCTTGTACGCGTCCTAAGAGAGCCTGTGAGCATAGGCACAAACGGAGCGGTATCTTTGGCGACCTGCACCGCCAGAACGTGTTCTGCGCGATCACAGCCCTTGGAAACGGCCTCTTTTACAGCATCCATGCCGTCTGCCTGAACGGAAAATTTCAACGCCATATCACACGCCTCCGACCTGCCAGTGCTGCATATCAACGCTGCCGAAATCCTTTTCGTCAACCTTGGTCACGGTGTAGCAGTTGTCCTGAGCCAGCGCCACGGTTTCATTGTCCGTCACAAACTCGCCTTTGATGAAAAACGTTGTCCCGCCGTCGCCTTTGACAGAAAGCGTCCAAAGGTCGGTTTTGTCCTCTGCGGCGTAAAACCGCTGCGGACCGGCATAGGTTTTCGCCTTGCCGGTAAAGCCGTCCACGGCTTCCACACCAAACGGAATGTAGAGGTCAACCGCATCCGCTCCGGCAAGACCACTCTCGCGCACGTTAACAGCTTTAGATGCTTGCAGCATTACGCCACGAAGTACGGTCACATACAGCTTTTTCGTTTCCTGAAACGTCTCCTTGTCGGTTTCTTTGACCGGATTGTAGATCGTTACAGTGTGGGGAGCGTACATGATCCGCACCCCCTCCCTCGGTACAGTAAGCCAGTGTGGGCGAGATACTCCATGCAGGTCTCTGCGAGCAGCTTTCTTGCCCCATCCGTAGCGTTCAGCGCAGAAGCGGCAGATTCGCCGCCGGTCGCCAGTGTGCGGGAATAACCGCCCACCGTTTCGCTTTTGACTTCTGCGTCATTAGCGGCAGCAGTCGCAAGGTTCTTTATTGCAAGCGCCTGCGCAGCTTCGATAACCGCGTACTTGTCAACCAGCGCACAGCAGCACATCTTTACCGCATCCAGATCCACGTTGTCCTTGGCTCGGTTCTGCGTGAAATAATCGAGGAAAGAGCTGGCCCGGACAGCCAGACGCGGAAAATCTCCACTGCTTACAGTGCCCATATAGACACCGGAGTAGTATGTGTAATCAGCGTATGTCAATTGGGTCAGCTCCTTTCAAATCAGCCAGAAACAGTGACAGTGGCAGTGCCGGTCTTTGTGCCGTCCTGCTTGGACTTGGCAGTAACGGTAATACTGCCCTTGGTTTCGGTAGCGGAGACAGTCAGGACACCCTCATCGCTGATCTTGCTCTTCGCACCATCCTGAGACCATTCAACCTCGCCGTTGATGATGCCCTCACCGTCAACCTTGGCGGTAAACAGCTTGCTCTCGCCCTTCTTTACGGTGGCGGTAGCAGGGGACACAGCAACAGTGGAAATAGCGCCGCCCTTGCCGTAAACGGAGAAGGGGAACGGGTTCACCTTTTCTGCGTTGTAAGCGTTGATGGGATTTGCAATCTCCCAGCCAAGACGCATGACAGCGCGCAGTGCGACCATATCGTTCTGCATGAGGTTGTAGACGATGTCCTTCGTGGCGGGGTCCTGAATCACGCCCTCGGTAAAGACCTTGAATGTCATATCCTGGCGAATGGCATAAACGAGCTGGCTCCAATCGCCGACGATCATCTGCGCCTGCGCAGGATCGAACGCACCGTTCATGGGGAAGTACATATCCATGCCGTCAAGGCCGTATCTGGTAGCGCCTTGCATATCGGTCTTGAAGATGGGCTGGCCAGTGGTGTCTTTCAGACCGCGCAGCTTGCCGCGCATCTGGATTGCAGACATTACGCCATTAGGATTAAAGCCGTCCAGCTCGACCTTGGAAATCAAGCCGCCTTCGCCCATAATGTCATCGAACACGCTATCGCTCACAGGGACACCGTTGCCAGCAGCAATGGCAGCAGGGACAACGCCTTCACGCCAAGTGCCGGGCTTATTCGTGCCAAACAGGATAGCGGAATCAATGACCTTGCCAAAAGCCTCGGTCAGTCTGGGCTTAACCTCGCCCCAGATGTCATAGTCAGCGTCATCGAGTGCAGCCTCGGGGATGGGGACGATAACTGCGATTTCCTCGGCATACAACTTCTTCTTGTCCCATGCCATCTTAGTGGTCTGCTTGAATGCCTCACCAGAGCCACTGTCAGAAGCTTCGCCGTTGACAAAGTACGCAGAGGGAAGTGCGTCAAGCACATTGATGGTCTGCGTCTTGCTGGACATATTTGCCAGTCTGCGCCCCATGCGCAGAACGGCAGATTCAGCGATAGCGCCCTGCATGATCTCGCGGGTTACGGGTTCCGGGATCAGGCCAGAAAGTGCGGAACGATCAATACTTGCCATGTTATATTCTCCTTTTTGTTACTTGAGTGCGCCGCGAATCAGATTGTTCATCGCGGCATTGGTGTCAGTTTTCTTTTCACCGCCGCCAACGGCAGCGGACCAGTCAATTTTTACGCCATCCTGAAACGCGGACGGATCGGCGCTGACTTGTTCCTCGTGCCATTTGTCAAACCCATCAAGCGCGCCGTCTTTGATCTCAAGATGCTTTGCTTTCAGGTCTGCCAAATACGCCTTCTCGGCAGCTTTAGAGCTAAACTTCACGCCTTTCTCAGAAAGCGTTTTCCGGATAACGTCTGCGTAGTCATAATCGGCAATCTTGGACTTGTAGCCCTCGATCTCCTTTTTGAGTGCGTCCGTTTCCGCGTTGCCGTTTGCTAAAAACTGCTTGTTTTTTTCCACTTCCGCGTCCAGCTTGCTCTGAACAGTCGAAAGCGCCTTTGTGATTCGCCTGTCAAACTCCGCCTTGTAGGTGGGGTCAGCCAGTATTTCATCAAAAGTCCTAATTTCGTCTGCCATTTTTTTATTCTCCTTTATTCCACAGCGTCATTCCCCACTGCGTATTACAACAAAAGAGCCAACCGCCGAGGAAAACTCGGTAGCTGGCTCCTATTGCCCTTTCCCACGCCCAATTACGCGGAAGTTGAATATTTGATTGTTTTCTTGACCTCTAACACGATGTACCCGTCACCCTTGCGCCGGATCTCCGCGTCATTACCGCGCCGGATAATAGCCTCGATGGCCTGCATCAGTTTATCATCCATTAGCCTACCCCGATTTCTTTCAAATATGCTTCATACTCATAAGGGACGCCAATGTCATAATTCTTGTAGTAATGCAGAAAATCAAGTGGGAATCTGAAATCACCATCAATGTATTGACCCGCTCGCAATCTTTCTCCCGTAAAAATATCAAATGTTTCGAAACACGCAAGGGCTGGGGTTAATGATTCTATATGCTCAATGATTTTATCTCGGCTGATAGTATTTCTAAACGTTCGATACTTTTCAAAGTCATCGCCATGAGTGCTATATTTCATGCCTTCAAAATACCCAAATAGCATCATTTTACCCGCCCCCTTTCGTTTGGCTTATACGTTTCAAAATATCCCTCTCCGCTGTCCCCCACATACATTTCCCCATTAGGCGGTATGTATAGAACATCGGTTGGCGCTTTCACTTTTACACCAAGCGCATTTGCAAGTTCCTCCGCAAAGCAATAATCATTTTCAATGCGCTTGCCTGTGTTGCATGACAGCAACCTCACTTTTTGCCCGTCCCATCCATTACTATGTCGAATTACAGACGCAAGCAATCTCGGTGACATGTTTGTTTCTTCTGAACCGAATCCAACCGCCGTCTGGCTCCCGTGCATAGCAACGTCAAAATACGTTTTAAGTGGCTTTACCCTTTTAACATTCTCGTTTAATGGGTCCCCATCCGGGAAACAGGCAAAGCCATTTTCCAGCTTCATTGTACGTCTTTTTACAATAGAATTCAAGTTATCTCTTGCGTCTGCGCCGAAAAACTCAAGAGTGTCTCTATCGTCTTTAGCGTTAGCCGCTGCCACTTCCGCCCGATGCGCTTTCATGGCATTTGCCGTTTTTAACGTTGCGTCATCCGTGAAATAGACGCGCATCCGCTCCGGTTGCTCCGGCAGGCCAGCTTCCGCACTGAATGCCTTGTATTTGGCGTTTAACCGCCGTAGCCGTATGTTTACCGCAGTCTCATCATCATGCAATCCTGCGGCCTTGTAGGCGGCTTTTTCGCGCTTTAGCTTTCTAACGGTCCGCTCAATGCGGCGTTGCATCTGGGTTGCCTCGTATGCCGTGTAATCCTTGCCATCAAACGTGCATCCGTGGCCATCATCGATGTGTTCCAACTGTTCATCCGTGTAAGTGCGCTCGGACACGCCCTCAACCCACGGGAACCGCCTGTGGCGGCAGTTGGCCCCTTCCAGGCCGTCAACAGCGCCCAGGCCGCAAACGTCATAAATGCTCGGGTAAATGTCCCCAGTACGGACGCTGTAAACACGGCCTTGCCAATCCTTATGCGATGACCATGGTGACGGTCCCGGCTTATCTCGTGCGCCAACATGGGCCGAAACTTCAAAATAGGGTGTATCCAGATATTCTGCTGATTGCTCCGTATACTTGGCGCAGATTTGAGATACGCTGGTCATTACAGCTCTCCGCACGGCAACATCGACATGATCCCGATGGCCACTTTCGTAGTCAACCACTTTTAGACCACTGTCCGCAAGTTCCTTCACAGCCGTTTTGATCGCCTGGTTGTAGTTGATTGCACCGCTTTGCGCCTGCAATGCTGCGCTGTCAAGCGCCCATTGGTACGCTTTGGCAGGTGGTAGCATTGTACGCCCAGCGTCCACCAGGAAGCCCATGGATGCGGTCAGATTGTGGAATGTATTAAGTGTCTGCGTCCTGATTGCTGCCACTTCCGCAGCGTCAACCAGTGTCTCAGGCTGGGTGATATGCGCAAGGTCAATCATATCGGTGTAATACTGTTGGTTCCTTGCGACCACATCGCCCAGCAACTTGTCCAGCTTATTTTTGCTGATGCCGGAAGTCTCGCGGATTGCTTTCTTGATTTCCTTTAGGTCAATGCCGTGGGACCGCAACGCCCGGATGTCCTGCACCGTTACCTCGTTCAGTTCATCCGCAGCTTTCAGCCGGGAGCAGATTTCATCCAGCAATACGAGTTCAAATGCCCGGAACAGTTCTGCCAGATCCTCTGGGAGCGCATCAAGTAGTTCCGGGGTAAATGGATACCGGCTCATTTTTCACAACCCCAAAAGTCCCAGTATTTTCTCCAAATCCCATTACTCGACCTCCGTTTCTTCCTCGGTCACCATGTCCTGTGCCTTTGGCAGCGCTGCCTTTGCGGTTTCTTCGTCCTCGTTCATGTATTTTGCCCGGAATTCCCAGGCGTTCATGATCCCTGCGTTGAGCATTTGCAGGTCGCGGGCAAATTCGCTCTGCTTGTCCTCAATGATGGAATCATCAAAATCAATGCTGATTTCAACATTTTCATCAAGCCCTGCACCCAACGCCTTATTACCGAGCCGCAGAAGGACCCTGCAAAGCTCAACCAGAGCACTTTCCAAAATGACTTCATGCTTTTTGATCGTGCGGAACATGGTACTATTCTCGCTGATTACCTGCGTGGCCGTTGCCATGCTGCCGCCATCGAATCGATAATAGGTTTCACCGAACCCACATTTGCTGGAAAGCATATTGAGTTGGTCTTGCAGGCCGACATTCAGCGCAGCCGTCCGAAGTTCCGGCGCAACGGTCTCAACAACGCTCCCCTGCTGTGTATCTTCCGGGAGAAGGTAAAACCGCCTGTCATCGTCATCCAGTGTCGGTTCACCGTCTTCATACTTTGTCGCTGGCATTTTGACCATCATCATCATGGGGCCGTTTTCAAACTCATTGACGTAGCAGTCGTACGCAGTATCAACGCCGCGAAGAACATCAATGGAATTTGCAAAAACGGAAATGCCAACAGGCAGAAGATAATTAAAGTTGTTTGCAATGTTTGGCTTGTCAATTACAAACTGCCGTTTATTGCTTCCGGTGTATACAACAGGGGGGATGCGCTCAAACCCGGAAACATTCTTCAAATCTTCATCGGACAACTGTTCGTTCTGGTATCGGTAAATTCGGTTTTCGATTACATACGTCCCATCATTCGCTCTGCGGTGGATCTGGAAATACACATAATCCTTTCCGTCTCGCGTAACCCTGGAAGTAAAAGCGCAATCATAAATAAAGCCGTTCTGCCATGCAAGTGGGTAAATGTCATGCATCGTGGCATAATCAATCGCAATGCTGGATGCGTCACCGGGGATAATGTCTCCGGAATCCGTCACGCCCTGCCCCGTCACGCGGGGGATATATGCCACCGTCCCCAGTGCGGATTTCATCTCCTGCATCTCATTAGCTTTGACGGTGAAATTGTTCTCCGCCAAAACGCGATCGATGAAATCCTGTTCCTTTTTGCCCTCAAGCGTGATCTTGACTTTTTCGTTCATGAGCAGGTTCGCCCAGTCCTCGCAGACCTTTTTCCCCATACTGAGCGTTGCTCTATTGTGTTTAGTCCACTTGTGCCCGTTATATCTGCGGTACTGGTGGAATCCCTTCACTTTACCAACGTACCACGATTCCCACAGATCAACTTGCCCATAAAACTCTTCAGGGATCGTTGTATAGCCAAGCTCTTTTAACTTTTGGATAACTGCACTGCTCATGCAATAACTCCCATTCTGCGGCTGACAGGCTCCAACGCATACCGAGTCGCGTCAATCAGGTGGTTGTTCGCGTCTGGGTATCCGCTGATAATGTCACCGTCTTTGTTTCGTTCGTATTCGTATCCAACAAATTCATCGTAAGCGTGCGGTGTGCGTCGCCTATCAATAACAATCGTTCTCCGCTGCAAAAACTTCATGCCATATTCCACAGAGCCGGGGCCTTTGACCGCTTCATACGCAGGTAGACCCATTGCGCGGAGATCAGCAACGCTCTTCGGCTCGGCGCTGTCGCAGATCGTCCTAATGTTGTTATATCCGCGCTGCTTAATCATGGTCGCGCTTTGCTCATTGGATAATTTGTTTTGGTAAATCTCGTCCAGCAGATAGATGGTCTCTCGCGCCCGATCATAATGCAGCCGGATAAAAGCAAACGGGTCTGGGAACCAGCCGAAGTCCACTCCCTGATAGATGCGGTCGAAACTCTTGACTTCTTCATCGGTAATCTCCCGCAGTTCCAGCTTGTCAAACACATTTCCGCCGGTCCCTACCGGGATACCGAGATATTCGTGCTGATATGCTCGCTCGTCCGTCTCTTTCAGGTGTTCCGCTTCTGCAAGAAACTGTTCTCCCAACCACTCAGGCGGTGCTTGCAGATATGTTGATTTGTGGCACAGCCGGTCAGCGCGTTCTTCTAAGCTGTCCTTGTTCGCCCAGTTATCGCGCGAGATCGGCGGGTTATAGCTCTCAAAATTCCAAAACACCGAGCCACCGCGCATGGTGGACTGTAAAATAGTTCGGATTTCCGCACGTCCGGCAAACTGGTCTTTTTCCTCGAAGTGCGTCACGGCGATATAGCCAAACGGGACTTTGATAGATTTGATCTTCATCGGGTCATCAGCGCCGCGAAACATAATCTTCTGGCCTGTCGGCTTATAGATCAGCTCCATCGGGGATACTTTCGCTTCCCAATACGCCGCCATGCCCAGCTCGCCGATTGCCCAAATGTACTGGGCATAAACGCTATCGCGGATTGTATTTGCCACCTTGCGCAACACAAGCGCATGCGTTCCCGGATTGCCAACCAGCAAAAGCGGTACAAGAATTGATACTGTGGAGGATTTCAATGAGCCACGCCCACCGCTGAAATCGTAGTGCGTGTGACCATGATGGAAAATGTCATGCGCAATGTCATAAAACGCAGGGCCGATCTTTTCTGACAAGAAAATATCAGACATCGATAATCACCTTGACACCGTCCGCATTGACGTTCTGCTCCACAATATCTTTTTGCTCAAGGTACTGTTTCCCCAGCCAAATAGCCATGCTTGCGTTCTTTTGGGCCAGATTCCACTGCGCTCTCCGCAGGCTCGACTTTCCTACCTGACTCTTGCTTTTATATGTGTCCGCAAAAGTCATTTTATACGTCCGTTTGCACCATCGATTCAGGGTGTCCGCGCTGCACTCAAGCACTCCGCAGATTTCCACTTCCGTGCACTGGATACCGCATAGGTTCTCAAACAGCTTTTGATTTATTACCTTTTTCGGCCTTCCAGTCCGTGCCACTTCCACCCCTCCATTCCTTAAGATTCGATCATGCCAGAGATTTCTTTCTCGCAGTCAGCTTTCTCGCCACCAATGTATGCAGGCCATTCATGGCCCCTGTAATATCGCCGGACTTTATCAGCCCGTTCAGTGTTTTCATTTGCTGTGTGGATAAATACTGCTGGTTTTTCTTCAACATCCTCCGCGCAGTCTCCTGAGCATCAGTCATGCAGAAGCACCGCCTTCTTCCCGGTGAACTTCTCCCACCGGTCAACAATGACGTCGGCATACTTCGGATCATACTCCATGCAGAAGGCGTGTCTGCCATTCTGCTCCGCTGCCATGATCGTGGTGCCGGAGCCAGCGAACAGGTCGAGAACATTCTCTCCCGGCTTGCTGGAGCACTGCATCTGGTAATCAAACAGCTTAATCGGCTTCATGGTCGGATGCTCCGCAGATTTGACAGGCTTATCGAAATTCAGGACGGTAGTCTGTCTGCGGTTCTTGAAGAAATAATGCTTCTTGCCCTCCGTCCACCCGTACAGGCAAGGCTCGTGCGCATCCTCTTCAATCTCACTCTCACCGTACAGGCAAGGTTCATGTTTCCACTGGAAATCCTGTCTCCCCATTACGAGGGAATTCTTTACCCAAATCAGGCACTGCCGGACGCGCAGCATCGAATCTTTACACGCGCCACGGAAGTTATACCCCTCGCTGTCTGCATGCCAGATGTAGAACGGAGCGCCGGGTTTCATAACCATCGCCGCATTGGAGAAGGCATCCGTCAGGAACTTCCTAAAGGCTGCATCTTCCATGTTATCGTTCTTGATTTTACCGGCGGTGCCCTGATAGTCCACATTGTACGGAGGATCGGTAAGAAGAAGATCGATTTGTGCCTCCCCCCACAAGCTTCTGTACGTCTGTCAAAGACGTGCTGTCTCCGCACATAAGGCGATGGTCTCCAAGCTGGTACACATCGCCCAGCTTGCTCTTGGGGTCTACCGGAATGACAGGTTCATAATCATCCTCGACAACGGAATCGTTCAGTTCGTCACGCAGACCCCATTCGAAGTCAAACGCCGACAGGTCGAGACCGGGCAACTCATCAGCCAGAAGGTCAAAATCCCAGTCGCTCTCGTTGCTCTTGTTATCCACCAGCCGCAGGGCGTTCACCTGCTCCGGTGTCAGATCGTCTACGCAGACGCAAGGCACTTCTTCCATACCCAGCTTCTTTGCCGCCAGAGCGCGGCAATGGCCGATTACAATCACGCCGTCACGGTCAATCACAATCGGCTGCACAAAACCATACTGCTTGATGCTCTCCGCAACGTTGTTGATTTGCCGCTTATCATGCTTTTTTGCGTTTGCGGCATACGGAACAATATCCGCAAGCCGCCGTTTTGTGATTTCCATGCCATCCTCCTGTTTTGCTACCAGCCCCCACCCCTTGGCCTTACATAGCAGACTTTACCCGCCCCGAAGGGCTACAACGCCGCCCACATTGGGCGTTATTCTTTCCATTTGAGTTGCTTACACAATTAGCCGTACAGAACCGGGCAAGCATACTACCCTACACAACGGCCTTGCCCAAGGGCAGCCGTTACCTCACCACTTCCGCATACCTTTTGATGAACACGCCTCAGAGTTCGCTCTGCATGGTTCTGTACGCGCTAACCACGGAACTTTTCAGCCCTGCGCCGGTATGTCGGTCGCATCCGTTTCTTCATTCATAAGCCGGAGCCAGCCAAATAATTATTCGACCTGCCGCTTTCATACAGCGCACAGGCAAGCCCCTTGTAGCGGTCTTACCCTTCCGTGGTGCCGCAATGCGGTAGCATACATCTGGTACGGCATTGCAGTCCTGCCCTGCTTTAGCGCTTCGGGGAAAGTCCCCGTCACTCGCTGTGGTCTCCCCTTACGGGGCACCTATGCCGTGAATGTTCCCCACTGGGACACATCGTTGAGAGGTGCGGAGGGTCCTGTGCCCAACCGGAATTGCACCGGGGCGTCAAGGGCAAGGACCAGTTGCCGGAGGCGAGCTGCTTTTACAGGCCGCAGCTTATATATTCTTGGAGCGAGGACGCATCACCCGAAACGCTCCCCGCCGTGGTGCAGACGGCAGGACTTGAACCTGCGTTGTTCGCGCAATGGCATTCCAAAGCGCCGCTCTTCCAGTTGAGCTACATCTGCATACCCCCGGCATCCGCCGGGGTCAGGAGGAAAGAAAGGATGGAAAGAATGAGGATACGGATATAACCCTGCACCCTCATTCTGCCACATATTTTTCTACGCTTGCCCCGAATTGGGGGCAAAGACTAATTTTTTTTGCTATACTATAAAGGTTTGCCCTCTCGCTCGCCCTCGTCCCACGCAAGCTCATCCAAACTGACGTGGTAATGATTCGCTATCAACTTCAACTGGCTGAGAGCCGGTTCGTTCTCCCCGGTTTCGTACTTCCGTAGCGTATCATGCCCGATTCCAATCAGCTCCGCTTTCACTCTCATGCTTTTAGCAGGCCGCTCAGATTCCCTTAATTTCCGCAGCCGTTCCGGGAATGTACTCACATAACCACCTCACATAGCCGGAAATTCTCTACCACGGGTCCGCCCGCCGTTTCCGTCCGCACACTGACAAACCGGCCCTTTGGGTGGATGTAAATAACCTCTCCACGCCGGAACGGATACAATTGCTCATACGTCGGGTGCTGCCGTTCCAGTTGCGACGGTATGGACTTGAATCTGGCCCGAACCACCTGCCCAAGTTTCAT